TTTCCAACTCAGCTCTAATGTCTGCCCTAAGTTTAATCAAATACGGATAGCCATTTGTACTAATAGCATTGTATGCTCGTTGTAATAACTCACGTTCTATACTCATCTCGTTCTCCTAAAGTTTTGTACCGTCTAACACTAATGCCATCACAGCAGGACTATCTTGCGGGGTCCCTTCCGACATCCTAATCCTGGTTATGTCCAGTAAACTGCCTAATTTTTTCAAGTCGTTTATCATACAGGAGTAGGGTATTTGCTTCTTGGCGCACCACGATTTAAGTACAGAGACTATGATGTACGCTCGATTAACATCAGGTTCTCGCCTAATAGCCAGGAATCCCCTAGGGGTTTCGATGGGTACACTGAGGGTGCCCGCAATCGCTGAAGGTGCTTGGTTAATGATGAGTTGGTTCTGCATATTTTCTGACATGAATAATCCCAAATGCGTAGTGGATACCTCAGCTGCCGACATAGTAGGTTTAGCGACCTTGCCTAATCTACTCACCAACATATCTATTACGGGCTGCACAGGGATATTTATAAGCCCTAGTATATTTGCAATCTTGCCTCCCCAGATAGCCGTAGCGCACAGAGCTGAATAGTATCGCTCGCGCTGCCGAAACCCTGCCGCAGTATCAATCTCCAGCTGTATAGCATATAAGCTTTCTATGCACTGGTCATAATTATCTAGTACATACTGCATGATAACCTCCCCTGCATGACCGTAGTTAACCATCAAATCCCGAGAAAATAACTGGTCAGATTCCTGCTTGGTCATATCATCACTACGTATAACCTCCATCTCCATAACCCTCATAATCTCTCCTTCGGGGTCTGCCTTAAGCGAGTGAAGCACTTCATGTAGGCTATTGTTACCGGAGGTTATGCAAGGCAGCGACCACGTAGTATTGTTGATACGCTCTGAGTTTGCCGATGCCTGCATACGGTTCTTGCCCCTCCCGTTAGTAGCTCCAAAAGCGAGGTTACTAACATCCTCAGCGGGTAGATTAGTCAGTTCATCCATGCACAAAATCAGGTTCTTCACTACCCCCATACGATGGTACTTAGATAATACAGTATCATCTCTAGTCAACATAGTCTGAGTAGGGTGCCCCCATACGCTATTCGCTACCATCTGGATAGTTGACTTACCTACCCCAGAAGAAGCATTGGTTAAGTGCAGGATTGCTCCACCTAAGGAAAACATCTTGAACATCGGTGCCCCCAGACTCAAGAACAAGGCGAAGGCCCTAATCTCATTTCCTGGAAGTGCATAAGCATTCGCTACAGTCGTCCATGTTTCCAACGTACCTGCCTTTGAGTACATATTCACTACGGTATCTGTAGCAGCTGACGGCGGGCTATACGTCAACTGGGAGCTCTTCTTTATTTCTCTCACTCCGATAACAAAGGAGGTGTCATTATCCTGCCAACCAAATTGAACTCTTACTAATTCTGCTTTGCTTGTATTTTGCATATGCTTAGTCCATGTCACTAAATAGGCCATTAGACCTTTCATTTGTGCCGTGTTTGCGGCGATACCACGTTGAGACAGTAGGTCCCTGCATTTATCAGAGGCAGTCACTGTTGCAAGTGGGGCTGTAAAATCACTCATTCCATCGTGAGGGCGAATAAGACGCATGTGAATGACTTCCCCCGTATCAGGGTCAGTACGCCTACCCACCACATAGAAATCATTTTCATAAATCAGGTTAGCTTCTGTGTCCCCCGCTTCGCCATCTTCCAATGGGCTACGGATATACACACCACCCTTGGCGCCCCTAAAAAAGGGGAAGGGGTATGTAGGGATTTCTAACTCTACCTTACCCAGTTCAGAGCTTTCAGCTATAATCAGGTTGTCCGATGCCTGGGCTTCCAAAATATCCTTCCCTAACGCTATAGGGGAACCGATTATACCCGCATGTTTACACCCTTCGCATAGGGAGGGATTTAGGTTCTTAATGGAAGTACATAGGTAAGGCCCAGCTGTTAGTGCTGCTTTTGCTTCTGACTCTTCCTTGTCATATTCACTATGCCCTACTGATAAAGTACGTATACCTGCTTCCCTATCTACACATGCCTGAGCAATGGATAATCCCGCTCTCCATAAGGGTTCAGAAGTTTCTTCTTTGTTCTCCATCATGTACTTAATTTGAGCGCATCCTGTCCCCGCCTTACTGCGTTTTACCAGCTTCTCAAAATGGTGAGTCGCATTACCTAAAAGAGCCCTTGTCGTTTCGTTTAGCGCCTGGGATTTACCTGAACCTAATATCTCTACCTTGTCTATGTAAGATAGCTCATCAGCCTCTAATATATCTTTAAGCAGTCTAACGGGGCTAGCGGGGCCTATAAATATGAGCTTCACCTCCATCTGCTTACCATACTTAAAATTTATCGTATCCGGTATTCTAAATATTCTCGTTACATCCGTAGTGCACGCCCTGTCCTTAATCACTAATCCTTCAGTGTCCATCTTAGCCAGAAGCGCCCTTGATAGGGGCATCCAAGTGTTGTAATCTACTTCGTTAGTGAATACCCAATACACGTGCAATCCGTACCCTGAGGATACGACTGTCGGCTTAGGTAAGCCCGATGCGTTAACAAACTCATATAAAGCCACTATTGCATCTCCTTGAGTGGCGTACATAGAGCCTTTCCCAATGTCTATGTCAGCCCATATAGCCTTAGCTGCCCTAAAATTTATCTTTTTCCTACCCCCTTGTACAGTGTTGAAAGCACTCATAGCGAAGAATGCATCTATACCCCGAGCAACCATATCCTTAGCCCAGGAATCTGCTTCGGCTATGCTCTTCAGTGCGCGTTGTATAGGGCGACCGTCCTTTATTCCGGTCACTAGATGAATGCCTTCGGGGGGCATTATATGTCTTAAAAACTCCAGCCTATTCATGACACACCCTAATCTTAAATGACAAAAAAGGGCAGGACATAACCTGCCCTTACTGGTATTAAGCTAGAGGCTAGTCGGCCCACTCCTTTAAGACACTCTCCATAGTTACTTTAGACTCGGGTTCTGCCACAGCAGCTTTTGTAGATTTACGTACTACAGGCTCTTTAGTAGCCTCCGTAGTAGTGCCAGTTTTAGGCTGTAAAAACTCTAGCTCTCCTGTTCCAGCCGTTTTAGTAGTAGTAGTAGTAGCTGAATAGTTTTGAGTAACCGCCAGCTTCGCTTCGGGGGAATCGCCGTGTATTCTGACAGCTTCCAATTCTGCAATCTCTAGTGGTCGAACCGCCCTAAAGGTCAGCTTGGGGGTAGCTGAGTCCGTATCGAACCGCATTTCAGTCACCACATCTGTGATGTTCATACCATGCGACCCTAGCAGTTTAGCGTACTGCATTAACGGCATTTTAGTACCTTCCCCCTTACCAAACAGGGAAGTAGCCGCCAGTGATAGTTCGTACAACTCTCCGTCTATAACATCGTTTTCCAATAGTACCGCTAGTTTATGACTGTACCTGCAAGCACGAGATTGACCTTGGCCTGAGCCCGCTATATTCATGGGACACACTGCACAGGAAGATGCTTGCTGGTCAGTACAGGATGCATCAGGGCGTTCACCGTCGGCACTCCAGCAGTTGGGGGAAACTACAGCACCTTCTTGGTACACCGCAGCGTAGTATTGCCGGGATGTTTTTGGTGCAGCGGCAGCAATAACGATATTCATTGCCCGGTCATCGTTTTTGGCGATCTCTTGGCCTCCGACTACCATTCTGAATATGTTGCCACGTACCGAGATACGTCTGCCACTGGAACCCCCCATAAGGGATTTAGTAGTAGCACTTAGCTCTACGTTTTTATAGTGTGCGGGAATATCCGCGCCATTTTTAAATATGCTTATTTCGTTACTCATTGTATATCTCCAGTTGTTGGTGTTGGTGTTGGTGTTGGTTCTTTAATCAGTGTGTTACTTTTTGTTAAGAATGCTTCCACGTTGGAGGCACTGAATCTGAGACGTCCAGTACCCACTAGCCCTCCTTTACGGTAGGTGTCTAATTTACCCTCTTTACGTAATCTAAGCAGGGTCTGCCTAGATATATCTAGTAAGTCCATTACCTCAATGGAGGTTAGGAATACTTCATCTTCTACTTCGTCCATTACTTTCTCCGAACAGTTATTGTATATTTACTATCGATATTCATACCCGGGGGCATGCGGTCTGGGTGTTCCTCTAGGAAATTTTTCATATTGGTCTGGTGTACCCGTTGTTCTAGTAGCTCAAAGGCATCGTTTTCCAATATAAACTGTTTCAAACTCTTGAAGTCAGAAGTCCAGTAGCGAGTCTTAATCGTTCTAAATACGTTTCCAGCAGAGGTGCGTAAACCATCTGCCCCCGTCTCTTTACAAAGCTCTAGTAGAGCTTGTGTTATTGATTCTTGCTGCTCCTTAATCTTACCATCCTGCTCATCAAAGTCCCTTTGAAGCTGCTGTCTTGCGTCACGCATCTTAACATAAACCGTAACTAATTGTTCTGCGTTTATAGTCATTTTAGTTCTCCTTTTGTTGTCATTGCTTGTCGTTACTAGAGGTTATATTATACTCCTTTACAGTACTTGTCGTCAAGTAGCTTTAGTGTTTTTATTTCTCAGTGACCACCTCTTTATATAAATCTAAAAGTCTCATTTGAGACACCCCTTTGTTTTCTAACACGTTTAGCACTTTCTTTTCTACGGCGCTACCTACCAGATGCACTACAGTACAAGCATTTATTTGTCCTGCTCTGTGTATACGGGCATTGGCTTGTTTATATGTCTCCAGGGATAAGGTTATGCCCCACCATACAATTAAATTTGCAGCGTGTAATGTGACTCCGTGCGCCGCAGCTTGCGGCTGGATAACTAATATCTTGGGGTCAGCCTTTGTCTGGAAATTATTGAATATCTCCGCCCTCTTACGAACAGGGATGCCCCCATGTATTACTTCTACAGAATGCCCCGCATCCGTGAGGGCTTTCTGAACTACTTCTATCGTATGCCTGAACATAACGAATACGATTACTTTATGGGATGCTTCAGACACAATATCCAGTAGCTCTTCGGTACGCCCCTTAATATCAAACTCAATGACTTCTCCGGTATCTGAATATGCGCACCCAGAACTCAGCTGAAGTAATTTATTCATAGCCACAGCAGCATTTGCCGCTGATATTTCCACGCCCGCCGCCTCTACTAACATCTCTTTCTTCAACAGCTTGTAATACTTGGCTTGTTGAATTGACAGGGGCACTTCCCTCGTTTGGTATAATAGCTCAGGTAAATCCAAACACTCTTCTTTAGTGAAGCGTATTGCTGGTTGCAGTATCTTATGTACTATATCCGCAGCTTCCAGCCTATTAGTATAGGTATACATCGACTGCTTTATTTGCACCATATCCCTAAAGGCATTAAATGCTCGTGGCACACTTGCGGGATTCATCATCTTTGCCAACCCATAGGCATCTACGGGGGACTGGGCGGCGGGCGTTCCTGTTAAACCCCATATCCACGTAGTAGGCTTTATTAATCTGTTAATTGCCTTCCAGCGGGAGGTCTGGGCATTTTTTATGAATGTCATTTCATCAAGTACTATTAAATCAAACCCCCCAGCAGCTATATGTTTTTCTACTATACCTACCCCATCATAATTAATAATTACAATTTCGGCGCCCCCCTTAATTATATTGGTTCGCTGCTCTCTATCTCCATGAGCTATAGCAACAGACCGGTGCATAGCTGTCTTGAATAAGTCTCTCCTCCAAGCAGCATCCATAATAGATAGGGGGCATATCACCAGCACTCGATGTATAACTCCTAAGCTAAGTAGATAATCCGCTGCCCATATAACCGAATTTGATTTTCCTGAGCCAAGATCATTAAAGCAATATGCTCGCTTATTGAGCGTTAGAAATTCAGCAGTTGTTCGTTGGTGGTCGAACGGCTTATACATCCCCGGGTATTTATACTGGGTACGAATAGGGGAAGGGACATTGGGAAGCTTCATGTTATTTAGGATATGCGCTTCCCCCATGCCGAAGTAAACCCAGACCTCTTCTTCCGACACCTGCTTACTTCGGTCTATGACTTCGGTTATAGCCCTAGGGTTTTGTGTTTTTATGGACAATAGGTTGTCCTGTATCACGGATATTTCCATTTACTTGCTCCTTACAACCCCTTTAGGGGGTGACTCTAGTAGTTTATTTGTGGTCTTCCAGTATCTCGAATAGTTGTACTTTATTCAGACTTCTATCAAAATACCACTTCCTTATATTGTTCTGGCACACCGTGCGCTCTTTCTGTCTTGCACGAATTACTAGCTCACATAGCTCATCGACATGTCGCTCTACTAAGCTATTAGGTAGGCCAGCCTCGATTGCCATGGTTAGCACACTCTTAACAGCCACCTTCATTTGGGCTTACCTTTTAGGGGTTCGTTCTTTTTTACTGTGTGGTCTGCATTACGTGAGAAGGAGCGGTTTTCAGAGGGGGTTCGTAGTCGCAGGTTGCTCTTACTATTACCGGCTTTAGTACCGTGGATATGGTCTATGTCCTTACCCGTGCGGTCTATCCCTTTCTTATCAAACTCCCGTCTTGCACGTTGCCTTTCCATGCGAGCCTCATGTGCTTTAGGCCGTTTCTTTTCCAGCTCTATCTCACGTGCTACGTTCCTATCTTCTGGGTTCTTATAGGGCATTTTCTAACTCCTCTTGTTTATATCTACCGTTATGTGGGCATCTAGTTGCCATACACCACTTACCGCAAAGTCCGTTTGGCTTTGGATTGAAGATACCTGTTTCGTAGGCTACTTCTCGTTGCTTCAAAGGCCAGTGCAGTTTTTCAAATATCTTAAACCTTTCTTCATAGGTATAGGACTCCTTAATAATTTCCTTAGAGACAACATATAATAGCATGCCTTTAATCACTTTGATATTAGGCCATTTAAGGAATATCGCTGCCGCCAATAGCCCGAGTTGCTTGGTATCCGCATACTTGGCAGACTTTCCCGTTTTGAAATCTACTAAATAGCCCTTGCCTGCCTCTTCGTCAATAATAACCAAATCCGCGATACCGCGCCAGTACCTATCATCATCATTAAAATCGCATAACTCATACTGCCCGTTACGGAGGGCGATGCCCAGCTCAAGCTCACAGAACTTATCGCCTTTGATACTGTTTAGAATATCAAGTGAGCTCTTAACATACTGGTACTTCTCAGGTAACACGGTGCCTGAC